ACCATAATCATACGCCGCCAAAGAAGTCCTCCAAAGTAGCTGAGTTGGTTAAGTCCCATCGCAAGACGTCCGTGATGGACTTGATTGGATCGAGGAAGGCCTTCTCGAACTGAGTGTCGTAGTCTATGTATCTCTCCAGGCCGAACTCCTTGGGCAGCTCGGAAGGACAGGATATGACGTTCTCGTGGATCGGGTTTGGCTTCTTCAAGTAACAGAACTTGATCTTGTCTCCATCGCCGAGCATCTGATACTTGTTCTCGAGGCTCTTCATCTTGACGTGATGATTGTAGAGCAGAGCACCTCGAACCTGTATCGGCGTGCCCTTCTTGTAGATGGCGGCCGAGTTGTCTCTGTAGTCTCCTAGTCCCTTGAGACCGCGAGGGAAGGCGACCTCCTCGAAGGACATCTGACGGAACTTCTTCTCGAACTCGTCGATGAATACTATCAAGGAGTCTCTACCCTCGGTCATCAAGATCTGAATGGCCTTCTTAATGCTCTCGCGGCACACCTTGGGAGTCGAGGACCTGACTGCCTCGATGCCCACCATCTTCATCTTAGGAGTGGAGTATGACACGCCCTCCTCGTTGTAGACGTGCATGACGTAGTGCTTCTTACCAGTCCATACGCCCTTGTCGGCGATGGCCTCTCGCTTCATGTGCATCTTTTGTTGATACGCATTAGTAATTCCAGCGAGATCGTCGTAGCATGAAGCAATATACGGTTCAATTCTAGTAGTACAGGCAGTGTCCAGGAACTCGACGACTCTATTCGCCTTTGAAGGTTCAGGTTTGCCTCCAAAAGAGTGACGGACCAGCTTATCAAAGTTAACATACATCGAGTCAGTATCGCACGCGATGACATAGTCGTCTCCCTCGGTCTTGAGCAACCTATTTAGGAAGTCGTTCATCTTATTCTCCACCCATCGAATAGAGAGGCGACCTGACGTCGTGATGGCCTCGGCGTTATCTGCCGAGAACCAGCGGAAGTAGATGTTACCCAAGGCGCCGTAAGCCGAGTTGAGTTGGATCTTCTTGGCCAGCTGGAGGTTGTGATAGGCTGAGATCTTCTTACCCCACTCAGGATCCTTCGTCTCCTCGAACTTCTTCTTGGCATCGAGCATGAGCTTCTTGTACCTAGCTCGATCGTCGAACATCTTCTCCATGAGAGCAGGCAAGAACCCCTGCTTCTCACGAGAGTAGATGCACCCGTTCGGCGTGATAGTGACGTTATTAGTCCTCATGTAGTCGGCGTACTTCTCATAGAGGTAGCCAGTAGGAGCTCGATCGTCTTCATAAGGATCCGGCACCTTGCCGTGATACGTCTCCGGCGAGATGTTGTACTGCATGATGAGGTGAGGATACAGAGACGTGAGGTCGAAGGATACTACCCAGTCGTACATGCCTGGCTTAGGCTCCTTGACGTACCCGCCGATGATGTCGAAGTAGGTCTTGGAGGTCTCGAAGTGTGGCACCACGATCTTCTGCTCCAGCAGGTAGTTGTGGATGATGGTGTCCCACATCTTCACTGTGGTGAAGCAGTCCTCGAAGTTTACCTTCGCGTCGTAGGCGATGGCCATGACCTGCTCGATGAAGCGATGCTTGTCCTCGAGCCTGGCGACGAGGTTCACGTCGTGGATGTTGTACTCCATGAACTTCTGGAAGTTCTTCTTGTAGAGCTCGTCGAGGCTGCCGTACTCGGAGTAGTCGAGCTTCTTCTCGCCTAGGTCCTTCTCAGCGATGTAGTTGAGTGCGTAGGACTCCTGATTGCTGAAGCTGAACTTCTTGTAGAGTCGCATGTAGTCGAGCACGGCGATGCCTGCCGGTATGAACACCTGCTGCTCCCTGCCCTTGACCTCGATGTTCCTGGTGTCCAGCAACTTCCACGGCGAGAGGCGCTTGGCCTGGTCCTCGCTGAACAGGCGAGTGATCCTATTGACGAGGTACGGCAGGTCGAAGAACTCGATGTTCCAACCGGTCAGGATGTCGGGAGAGAAGTACCGAGAGCCCCACAGCTCGAGGAACTTCTCGAGTAGCGCGTGCTCGTTCTCACACTTGTAGTACTCCACGTTCTCGAGGTGTGGCCTGTAGTCCTTCATGCCGATGGACGCGATCCTGTTGCCACGCTTGAGAGTGATGGCGGTGACGGCCTTGTCGGCGGTCTGGATGTTGGGGAATCCCGAGGACGAGTCGGTCTCGATGTCGAGAGTGACCACGGCAAGCAGCGTGGGGTCGTACTCGATCTGACCGGCGTAGAGCTCGTTGATACAGGCGTACTCGTAGTTAGTGGACCCGTGGACAGATATGCCTTCGACTCTTGAGTGCTTCTCTAGGAACTGCTTGCCTTCCCACATATTGTCGAGCTTGTACTCTGCGACCGGTGTTCCATCCAGAGTTCGATAGCCACTCTCTTTCTTGACTCCAGAAGTCGTGGAGACGTAGAGAGTCGGCTCGTAGTGAATCTTCTTCTGGACTCGATTGCCGAACTCGTAGCCACGTAGGAGCACGTAGCCCTTGTGTCTCTTAAAGGACGTGTAGAACTTCATCACTTCTCCTAATTATTGATGGTGCGAAGACAGTAGAACCAAGAGTTGTCAGCGAGACACTCTCTCCATGTCATGACCTCGAGATATACTATACCAGACATCAATATAATGAAACAGAATAATAGCAGGTAGTACTTCATAGCCCTGCTTCCTCCTTCAACAACCCGTAGATCTCGACTGCTCTCTTAGGATTCAGAGCCCCGCCAGAACAGAATATACAGCGGTCGACGAACTCTCGCTCTGTCATGTCGTAGACGTTCTTCTCGTATCGAAGAATATAACCGACGGTATAATACTCACTGTAGAGCGGGCGATAGGCATTCGGAGTCGACTTAGCCTCCGGCTTCTTGTAGGGCTCGGTGTTGTACTTGAGCCAGACGCTCCTCTCGACTACTCGAACAGTTCCCTTAGTCGGAAGGCCGTACCAGTCCTCTTCTCGCTGTATCCACATCTCTCTGTCCCACGTGGACTTAGGAGGATCGTCGAGCTTGTTGTCAGTGTAGGTGACAACGGGTATGTCTATCGTCTTTCCGAACATTGTGTAGGGTAGCTTCATCACTTGACTCCGAAATTGAATTGAGACCAGTCACAGTCCTCGAGGAGCTCGACTTGATCAGGAAATCTATCTTTCATGGCCGACCAGGTGTCGATCATGGGGCGCCTCATGCCGTAGGAGTCTGGAGAGCACTTGTAGACAGATCCGGAGAAACCGTGGAAATGATACTGACCATCTAATAATTCCACTCTCTCGATACCACTGTTCAAGCGCCAGCTGTCGTCGTTTACATAACCGCCATACCAGCCACCCAAGATCTTGTAGAAAGTCTCGCCTCCGTCAGTTATCTTGATAACTGCCCACGCGTGTGGCACATACTCATTCATAGCACGATCCTTTCATCGATTAGCTGCATTATACACGCGTAAGACAAAAGAGTAAACAAAAAAGAGGGGACACTAACCCCCTCTTTTCATAGAAATCACTAGTCATGTTATTGCATTAAAAAGAGCCGTGAGATCACTCCCACGGCTCGTACGTACGCTACTTACTCAGCCAGTCTGACTCTTCGTTCGTATACGTCGGCATGTTACCTCCGCATCCATGATGTATTGTCATTCCTGGCATCCCACATCTTCATCATATATTCAAGTTGTGCGACGTCTTGCGCCGTACTCAAGTAGTCCACCATGAGCTCATAATCGCTCTTCGGTCGAAGGCGATTGACGAAGTCTCTGAAGAACTTCATCTTACTTCTCGTATTCGGAGAGAAACTGCCTGGTAGATTCGGCGCTGACGCCCTTCGAAGTCACTGAGTCGGTGACCTGGTCATTGACTGCAGATGCCTTGTCAGTGATGTCGATCTTCTTTGGCTTCTTGTGCTCTGGGATGATGTTCTCGAGCCAGACCTTCAGCATGCCATTGATGAGCTCGGCGTTCTTGATCTCGACTGTGTCAGCGAGAGTGAACTGTCGAGTGAAGGCGCGGTCAGCGATTCCCTTGTACAGGTACGTCGCATCGAGGCCGTCCTTAGTGATGGTGTCGAGAGTGGTGTGTCCCTTGATTGAGAGCACGCCGTCCTTGAGCTCCATCTCGAGGTCCTGCTTACCGAAGCCGGCTACCGCCAGCTCGATGACATACTTGTTGTCAGAGACCTTCTTGATGTTGTAGGGAGGATAAGACGGAATCGACTTCTGGATCGTGCGAGTCACGTTCTCGAGGTTACGGAAGGCCTCTTCGAATCCGACGGTCGTGGGGAGGAGAGATTTGGCGAAAGAGAATGGGTCGTTGAAAGTCATGTGTTACTCCTTGTTAAGCGAGTTGAATATTGCACCCCATTAGGCGGTGCATCGGCCGGGTACGCAGTACACTATCCCGGCCAATTTTATATAGGCGCTCTGGCGCTAGAATTAAACTACTTCAGCGAAAGTTTTTTGTCCTGCCTCGTCTTGGCGTATACGCTGAGCTTGTCGAGGTAACCCTGGTTCCTGAGCTCCTTGTAGACGAGGTTCTCGAAGGAGAACTCGCCACCCTTGGAGATCGCGGCGTTCCTCATGGTCCACAGCTTCGTCTTCATAGCGTCCACGGCCGACATTCCCATCTTGTGCTTGATGATGTCGTCGATCAGATCCATGTAGTGCTGGACTTTCTGCTTTAGCCTCGGGTCGTTCTTGAAGTTCAGGCCAGTCTGGAAGACCGGCTCCTGTATCCAGGCGTCCTTCTTGAGGGAGTAGACGCCCTGTCCCTTGGGGAACGGGGCCTTGTTGTCCTGAGCATACGGCTCGAGAGGATAGCCGAGGACGGTGACGTTGTGCGTGAGGGTCCATAGCTGCTTCTTCGCCATCAGCTGGTCGTCTAGCTTAGAGCCGAACATGGTCAGCTTGCTCTTGTCTACTAAGAGGTGGACGTCCAGGTCTGAGTAGGGAGTGTAATTGTAGTTAGCGTTGCCGCCTGTCAAGATGACGTCAGTCACGGCCGAGTTAGGGATGCTGGCGAACACCTGCCAAGTCTTAGCGAACTGCAGGAGCTTCTGCCTCAACTCAGGACGGATCTTGTTGTTGAGCTGCCAGATCTTCTGGTTGAGGCTGCTGTGGTACTGCAGCTTGATGTTGACGTCTTCTTGCATGGCGTGTCCCTTTCATTAGGACTATTTATGCTGGCATCGTTCCAAATCGAGTCGTCTTCAGGAACGGGAACTCTTGGACCAGTATCTTCTTGCACTCCTCTGCGATCTCTCGATGCTCTTTCTGAGTGCCGTTGCCGCAACGCAGCTCGACATAGTGCATCCACGAACGGAGTGTGCCGTTCATGTACATGCGTGACATAGTGAGACCTTCAGGAAGAACAGAACGAGCAACTTCTTTTGCGATGCCGTGTTTGATTGCCCACTCGTAAGACTGTTGCGCCGCTTCTAGAACACACTCTTGGCGCCACTCCCAGTCCTTCTTGATATTCTCATAGATCTGATCGTCCATCTCGATGCTATTCTGACGATTCTTCTGATCTTGCAAACGTGCTTCGCGAGGATCACTCATTTCTTGAACCTCAGCATAACGCTGGCTAAACTCTTGAAACGAGAACGAGCGATGACGAAGGATCTGACGGGCGATGTCTCGAGTAGTCTCGATCTCCATGACCACGTTCACCATCTCGAACGGCGACCAGTGCTGGTTCCGGATCATATAGGACAGCAGCTTATCGGTCTCTGAGTTCTCTTGATTGGCAGGATTAGAGACGCGAGCGCAGTACGCTATAAGACCTTGAGCGTCGTTCATTGAGGAGTTTACCATTACGGGTTGCGTAACGCCGATCAACTTTACGCTGCTCATCACTGCACCCAACATACCGTGTGGGGAATATTCTCCCACGTCTGATAGATCTCATTCCAACGACGCTCCCACTGAGTACCACAGTATTGCTGTGGAGTGACACGAGCTGCGTATGGATCCGCATAGACGCCTGGTCCGGGGTTATTGAGAGCCTGACCTATCAGCAGGCCACCGAGCAGACCGCCGACGGCGTACCATCCCTCGTTGTTGTTTCCGTAGTCGTACTTATATTTGTACGTGTAGTTGTAGTTGTAGGTCTTCTCTTTGTCGTGGTTCTTGTTACCTGCCTCTGCAGCGCCGACCATGAGAACGCTCGCTAGCAGCATCATGATAGTCTTCTTCATCTTAGATCTCCCTCAGATCGGCGTCGATGTACATGTCTACGTACTTCCGCCAAGTCTTGCGAAACTGCTGGTGCTCAGCATACAACATGTAGTTGCTCATGACATAGTCCATGGACTTCATCAAGAGGAGATTGTTCTTCAGATCCTGCAGCTCGTACTCCTGAGCCTCGGCTCGATAGGCCTTCTCTGATAAGACGGAGACGTCCTTGGCCAAGGACATGTAGTCTACTTGGAGAGCTTTTACGATGACGTCACCGAGCTGATCGGCGTCGAGTTCTAAATTTATAGTTCCCTTGATGATCATGTCAGACCTTCTTTCCAATTGTTTTTGGATCGGATTTCTCAGTAATGAATTGAACAGGACCTTTTGAATAGAGTGGAGCGAGGCACGTCTTCTTCCGCTCGATCTCCTTGATCGTGGCAGCAGACTCCTCTTGGTCCTTCTTCCATTTATAATCCTCCACGGACTTCTTATAGCCACCACCTCCGGGGATGCGATCGGAGGTCACGCGCCGGTACTCGTACTTCGGCAACTCGGTGGTCCTCTCGATGCGCATCCCCGGTGTGTATCCGAGGGACTTGAGATATGCTAGGTGCTCTTCCTTAGAGCGCAGCTGCTTGATGCCGGGCTTGCGCTTAGGAGAGCGGGTGTTAGTGTAGATGAGAGCCATCAGTTAGCATCCACGTAGTGACGACGCTCTTGGATGTAGACGTCTACGCGCTCGGCATGCTCGAGCTTGATGTCCTGCGAGGAGCGGCGATGAAGAGGGCCACCGAGACGATAGAGATGAGCGTGCGGGCTGTCCTTGCCGAGGCGACCACGGACGCGAAGAGTGGCGCGCGTGCGGACTTCCTGCTTACCGGACCAGCTGTAGGTCACGAACTTGGGGTTCTCGATCTCGTGCACGCGACGCTCGGCGTTGTAGATCTTGATCGAGCGCCTGATGCTATCGAGCAGATCGGACATGCGAGGATCGTCGGACTTGATGGTCATGACGTAGTCAGAAGAATTGCGAGACATGTGTGTGTTCTCCATTATGATCAGATCTTATCACGAGTCGAGAAATATGTCAATCGTTTATGACGATTTCGTCGATAAATTGTTGAAGAACTTTTTCGTTATAGCAGGTAGGGCGAATAAAGGCGATGAGATCGTTATAAGAAGAGAAAGTGAAGTCGGCGGTATAGACGCCGGAAGGGTCGTCGAGGACGTTGGAGACGGTGCAGTTGACGTATTTAGCAATATCGTAGATGTCAGAGATTCGAGGAACGATGCAGGGGGCGTTGATGGTATAAGAAGTCATGAGTTTCTCCGTTGCTTACTTCCCCCTTATACCCAGGGTGCTAATAAATGTACATAGCCTTATCTGAAGAAATAGCTAATCAAATCAATGACTTAGAAAAAAGATTGCCCTGGAATATCAATGGCTTAGGAGAAAGGTAGGCCGGAGACTGTTCCCATGATGGCTCTCTTGATGCCGGCAGTAGGCTGCTCCTGCTTGGAAGCCAAGAAGCTGGGGAAGATGGTGGTCATCCCTATACCCCGAGGCACCGCGGTGTCTCTCGGAGTCCTGATGATGAAGTCGCCACCCACATAGTCGTCGTTCAAGAACGTGTGAACGCTGAGCTTGCTGGTCTCTCGGTCCCAGTGATTCAGGTCGATGGACCAGTCCATCCACTGTGATCGATCGAACTCGACGTAGTAGAGGGCCGAGATGTTCTGGATCTTGAACCCGTAGTTATTGATGTTCGAGTCCAGTACTGCTCCAGTGATGTTCTCATAGATGTTCGGCCAGATGTCTGGTTCTATCAGGCGATACGAGTAGAAGAACGAGTTAGTGGAGTACGACCTCATGTCGGCAGACTTGAAGGCGTCCGTTATCTTCTTACACTCTTCTTCCTCAAAAGTTCTGGCGTGACTCAGTGGTCGGATCCGCTTATCGGGTAATAGTTTCCAGGTCACTTGTGATACTCCGCAGCGTAGTCGGCCATGCCGTCTCTGATGTGATTGAGTCCGTGCTCGCGGTCCAGGTACTTCCACTCGATCTTGATGGGATTGAACTCGGACAAGGACTCGAACACTTTCTTCGTATCTAGCGGTCCGCAGGTGTAGACGTCGAACTGCATCAGACTAGGAGTCTTCTCGTCCCAGACGTGCATGGCCACGTGGCTGGTCTCGATGATGCAGACGCCGGTCATGCCACGATTGCCCTCTACGTCGAGGTAAGAGACGTAGGGACCACTGAGGATCTTCATCCCGATGTCGGTGATTAGCTTGCGGAACCAGTCGTGCATGTAGCCGACGTGGGAAGATGACGGCGGGTTGAGGACCTCGGCCCTCACTATAAGGTGCTTATGCTCCAACATCTCAAGATGCCCTCTCTATGAGAACTTATTGTCTAGCTTCTCTTCATTGGTGACGATGACCATCAGGTTCTCTTCGTCAAGAAAAAAGACCGGCGTCAGGCCGGCCTGTCTGTATTGTCTCGCGATGTCTAGCGCTGTGTAGAAGGAGTTGTCAGGTCCGCTCAGGACCGCCGCCTTCCTTATCAGGTCCTCGTTCACCCGTTCCATATTCTCGTACGCATTCTTCATAGAATCCCTCCATGAATTGCTTGTAGAGTTCTGGTGACTTAAAGAGGATGTGAGCGTAGAACTTGCCCATGTCCTTAGCGTGGTCGAAGAAAAACCGCCTGGCGGTGTCCTCCGTATATTTATAGCTGAACATCATCTTCCTCGATCTTCTGGAGAGCTTTCTTCTCCTGCATGGTGAGCTTATCTTTACCGACGTGTCGAGGGTTACCGCACATGTGACAGGAACACGGCTTACGATTCTCAGCCATCTTCTTGATGTGCTCCTGTCTCTGCTCCTCAGAACCGTGATAGTGCTTCGGCCTGAGCCAAAAGAATTCTTTAACCCTATCGAGCATTCTCTTGTGGTGGTGGCGTCTCTCCGCGCGTGTCTTCAATGTAGGGTACTTCCTCTATCGTGGTGATAATCTTCACTCGACCAGTGCCATTGCATCTGTAGCAGGGACGATTGGCGTAGTCGTATTTACCTCGATTATAGTCAGCGAGGACCTCCTCGAGTGTACTTCCTTTGCCTCCACACTTCTTGCATAAGGCGATCTCATGATTCTTGATAATCGACTGCTTAAACTTCATGTTCAATCCCACAGCGACTGATAGTACTTGCCGAACAGACGCAGACCGCGGCTGACTCGATCCTGGTGCTCCTTATGAAGGTCGCTGTCGTAGCGACCCATCTTACGCTGTTCTTCCTCGGTCAAGAAGTAGTGCTTCTCTCCAGTATCAGAGTTGACCCACGACAGCCTGTCGACTTCTTCGCCTTCCTTGTACGGGATGTAGTACTTCTCGCGGCCCTCATCGGGATCTACGATCTGCTCGAAAGCCCAGATCATCTCTTCCATGACCCAGTCCCACCTGATGACTAAGTCGGCGTATTGATCTTCTTCCTCGTCAAGCTCGCTCTTCTTCTTGGTCTTCTTCTTTTTCTTGACCAGGTGAGGGACGTCCTCGTCGTCTACCCAAGGAGAGCCGTGCTTCGTAGCCTTGAGCTGCTTGAGCATCGGCAGGATGATGAGAGCGAGAGTCGTGTCCATGCCCCAGGTGTCATGCGAATCGATGCGTATGCTGATCTTACGCTTACTATGGCGTACGATCTTATTGACTGTGAGATTGAGCACGCCCTGCCAGAAGGCGCTGAACTTCATGATGGCGTGATCTATACGACCATAGTTCTCTTCGTCGACTTCGTAGCCGTACTCCTTGCCATGACGACGTCCCACGATGTCCTCGAAGAAGTCATGACATGACCAGTAGTTGTTTGGATACTTCCCGATGTAGACCTTCATTTCTTCTTTTCCTTCTTAGCCATGTGCACTTCGTAAGCCGCGATGATGCGCTTGTGCCCGTCGCTATTCGTGTTGTAGCGGTATTCCTTAGACTTAGTCAGGATGACGCCCTTGTCATTGTGCTGCTCCAAGACTCCGACCACCGTGACGTTATTTCCGTCGATGTGATCGCGCTCGATAGACCAGACATTCACCTTGTCGAAGTCGATCATGATCGGCTCATTACGAGCGGCTAGCTCCAGCTCATGCATGGAATTCTTATTGCGTTCTGTCTTGTCTTTGTCAGAGCAGATCCTCTTCCAAGTCTCCACGGACTCTTCAAGACTCTTGATCTTAATCTCGAGATACCTGATCTCATTCCTAAGGATAGCCTTTGACTTGCCAAACATTCTCATTCTCCGCGTGTCATCTGTAGGGGTTGTCTGCGTCTTGTTCTTCTTCGTCTAAGAGCTCGTCGACCGACTCCCTGAAGCCTCTCTCGTAGTCTACGCCTGCCCTGTCGAACTCGTCTATGAGCTCCTGAGAGAGGTAGACTTTCATGCCGCGATGCTCTATTAGTCGCGGCCCGGTCTCTTTCTTCTTTTTCTTGAAGAGACTGAGCAGGCGATCAAACATCGCCGTGCTCGTCAATGACTTTTTTGGCCGCGTCCACGAGCGCTTGATAGATGCCCTTCTTGGCGAAGAGCTTCATGGTCTCGTAGTCCATGTCGAGCTCCATCCTCAACTCGCCATCCACGGTGTCTTCCATCGACACGATCTCGACGTTCGGCGGTGGCTTTACAGTGTGAGCCGACGGGATAGGGAACCCAGTGTCGTACTCGAAGTCCTGTGTTACTACGTCGTACGTCTTCTTGAAGATCTCCCGCTTGATCGCGTAGAGTTCTCCGTCCACGCCCTTCACGAGGACGTCGCCTTCATTGGCGGTCATCATGCCCTCGAGCGTGCGAATCCTCAGGACCATCTTCTGTCCGTCGCTGACTACCGCGAGGCGGCCGTCGTTGGCCTGATACTCATTGTGTACCCAGTCCAACACGTCTCCGTGATACTGGAGCTCTGCGATATCGATGACCCAGGCGTCTACTTCGATGGGCTTCTTTCTGATCTTCATGATACGATCCTCGTGTAGATACCAGTCTGATTGATGTGCCGATGTTCTGCGTGCCACTTGCTCTGAGCTTCCCACGCGGCATCACCTTGCTTCTTGCTCCAGACTTCGTAGGTCTTGGAGTATTCTTTCAACTCAGTCTTGATGTAGGGAGTGATGTTGATCTTGAAGAGCTTCTGTCCCTTCGTCTTGGTGCAGTGATTCTTTAGAAAGTTGATCGGCCCCGACCGCCAGGCCTCTTCCATCTGTTCCTTAGTCAACATATCCAATCTCCCGCAATATGGTGTCGAGCTCGTCGCGGATCTTCACCAGCCTCTTGAGGTAGTGATCGCGATAGGCTTGAGTGAGACTGGGATCTGCAGCCATGGCCTGATACTCGTAAATACGGGCCATGATAGTGTGGTCTATTGGCTCGATGAGAGCCGCTTCATCTTGTATCACTGGATCATCCTGTATGTTGGAGCGGATTAGAAGATGGAGCGGACGGAGGGAATCGAACCCTCGACCAACAGTTTGGAAGACTGTGACTCTACCACTGAGTTACGCCCGCGAATTAAAACCAGGATTAGCTTGATGCTTTTTCTTCATGATCTCGCTCATCTTGGCTCTGTACTCTTCAGAGGCCACAAAGCTTCTTACACCCTTGCGCTTCTCTGAAATAATCTTCTTAGTCTCTTCACTATGTTTCTTGCCTTTGAACTTGGTTATGCCTGAGCCATTGATATAGCCAAAGCCACCATTTCCTCCGGGACATAAGTTATATGTCTCTTCAGCAAGAATCACTAGTTCATGTTCTTTAGAGTTCATTTCGTCTTCGTTATCAAAGACGAACAGGATCTCTTTCTCAAAGTTTTCTATTCCATACTTCTCTATGGCTAGTCTTAGAAGCTTACCGGAACCCATATAGCCATCTTCTAGGTTCTTTGTCTTATGTTTGCCGATATAGTATCTGCCATTAAGCTTATTCGTGGTCTTGTAGACTGTATAGAACATGTAGGATCCTCCTACATTTATTTATACAACCATGAAGGCTGAGGCACAACCCATATACCAACCCCGCGTATTACTATATATGAGTCTTCGCTGAGAAGACGTCCTCTACCAATCCTTTTGCCGTCTCATCTCCGAGATAACTACGAAGGATGCCTACAGACGTAGTCATCATGATAGAGGCCAGCATCATGATGTCTTCTATGTTGTCGCACATCATGATGCGCTCGTCGATCGGCTTCATCAGCTCCTTCATGCGAGCGTGTACTTCTTCATTCGTCTTCATGTCAATCCCTTTTTCTATTCTTGAAGTAGTTATCGTAGATGACCTCCAGCCTGTCGAGGCCGGGGTGCTTGTGTATCCACATGCCGGTCGAAGAGTCGAAGTGCTTCTCAAAGAATTGATCCAGCTCGTCGTCTCCGGTCTTCACCTTGGAGTCTACCTTCAGAGACAAGGAGTCGAACTCCGCGTCTGAGATGATGGAGTCGTCGTAGAACTCGTAGGCGTAGGCGGCCAGAGCCAGCCTGATGCGCACTCTCCTCTGCTCAGTGGGGGCAGGCTCGTAGTGGCCTGCCTCCCTCTTCTTTTCTACGTGTTCGATGGCCTTGAAGAATGCGTCTAGCACTCACTTAACCTCGATATCGGGGATGATGACGGACGGCTTGAACAC